AATTTATCCAAATTTTTTTGTTTTTAAAATTATTTTTTCTAGTAGGACTACTGCCTCATACATAATTGCTGCGACAGCTGCAAGTATTACTACACTTGCCATTACTAAATCTAGCTGAAACACTTGACCTCCATACACTATTAAATAGCCGAAGTCCTGCTTTTGATACTAAGAATTCCCCTGATATTACTCCGACTAATGAAAGCCCTATATTCACTTTTAACGAATTTATAAATGTAGAAATATTTGCTGGTATTACTATTTTTGTTAATATCTGCAATTTATTTGCATTAAAGGTTTTTGCCATTCTTATTTTTTCGCTATCTGTATTTAAAAAACCATTTAATATTTCTAGAATTGTAACTATTAATGATATTGCCAATGCCATTACTATAATTGCGCCTGTTCCTGCTCCTACCCATATTATTATTACCGGTCCGAAGTGCTATTTTAGGTAAACTATTTAATACTACTAAGAATGGTTCAGATACCTTTGATAGGAATTTTGACCACCATAGTATTATTGCAATAATCACTCCAAGTATAGCTCCAGATAAGAATCCTACTATTGTTTCGTAACATGTAACTCCTAAGTGTTCTAATAGTCCATTTTGAGATAAATTCATAAAGGTTTTTAGCATTCTAGATGGTTGGCTTGTTATAAAGCTATCTATTACTCCTTTATTGGCTAGTATCTCCCATAATGCTACAAATGCAACAGCTACTGTAATTTGTGTAAATAATGTTAATATTTTTGTTAATCTAATTTTTTTTAGATACTTCTTTCTTTCTTCTGAATTATTTTTCTTTTGCATCAACATCTAGCTCCTTCCATAAGCTATCAAAATATTTACTGAATTTTGGACTTTTACGGCAGTTCATAGGATCTCTTCCTTCTATTTCAAAATCTATTGTATCAATTTTTTTAACAGTTGCTGGTCTTTTTGTAAGTACTACTATTCTGTCAGACATACTAATAGCCTCTGATATATCGTGTGTTACCATTACTGTGGTAATATTTTCGTTTTTTAGAATTTTGTATATATCCTTTGTTACCATTATTCTTGTTTGATAATCAAGAGCTGAAAAAGCTTCATCTAATAGAAGAATTTCTGGTCTTATTGCAAGTGTTCTAATTAGTGCCACTCTTTGCCTCATTCCTCCTGATAATTGAGATGGGTATTTATCTTTAAATTCATAAAGATTATATTTTTTTAATAAATCTTTTACATATTGCTCATTTTCTTTAGTTTTTCTTTTTGTTATTTCCAACCCAAAAACCACATTGTTATATATAGTTCTCCATTCTAGTAAACTATCTTTTTGAAGCATATATCCAATTTTGTTTGATACATTTTCTGTTTCTACATTATCTATATATATCTTTCCACTTGATTTTTCTTCTAGCCCTGCAATTATTGAAAGTAATGTTGATTTTCCGACATCCGACTTGGTCCAATTATGCTAACAAATTCGCCTTCATTTACATTAAAATTTATATTTCTTAAAGCTTCTATTTCCCCATTTTTTGCTTGATATGTCTTGTTTATATTTTCTAATCTTAAAACTTCTTTCATGCTATTCCTCCTACTATATTAATAATATATTCCTATTTATGTAAATTGGTGTTAGGTTGATTAATTTATTTTAGGACATTTTATCCAATAAAAAATAGACCTCTTTTGAGATCTATTTTTTGCTTTCTCTTTCATTTAAATATTTTGTATTACGCGTTTTTTACTCTTCAGGTAATTGTATTACTTTAGTAGCAATTTTGTTTATAAACACATTATCATGCTCAATAAAAAGCATAGTTGGTTTTTCAAACTATCAACTTGCAAAAGAATTGGAGTGCAGTCAGTCTTCAGTAAAAAACTGGATTGACGGAGGGAATATCCCCCACAAAAAGACGCGCCAGAAGATTGCCGAGCACTTCGGCATAACTCTTGCGGAGCTGGACGGTGACGAACTGCCCATCCTGCCGCCGGAGGGCGCAAAAAAAGCCCCCGCCGCAAAGGGCGAGGACGAAGCAAAGCTTGCACAATTTGTAGACGGCTTTATGCGCCTTACTCCTCAACAAAAGGATACTGTGCTTGCTCTAATAAAAGGCTTTCTACAAGATTAAGCATAACGTCTTTTTGCTCCGGGGTTAGCATCATAAAAAGTGCGGCGGCCATTTTTACCTGGTTGTCCATTTCTTTCCCCTTTCTTAATTTGACATATTATTTTCTCGGTGTACAACTAAGTTAGTACACTTATGGTTACGCACAAGCTGTTTGTTGCCCACAAATGGGCAACACATTAAAAATTTTTGGGGGGCTAAAATGAAAAGGCATCGTAAACTAAAGGCTGTAGCTATTTTTGTTCTCACTTTGTTTTTTACCATTATAGCGTTGTTGCTTATTCCTTCCGCAAGTGTGCCACAAGCAGACGGAACGGCAATGCTTACTTATGGCGCGACCGTAGCTCTTATTATTGTCCCGTCCGCGTTTACAGCATTGTTTGTGTGGCTTGATAAGCGCATTGAAAAAGCAAGCTTGCCGCAAGAGCCTTTTATTACTGCTAATGGCGAAGCCCACGATCCGCTTTTACCGGATGCAATAAAAGTGGTCATGGAAACCGGGCAAGCGTCCGTTTCTATGCTGCAGCGTAGGCTCAATCTTGGGTATTCTCAAGCCTTACGATTGATTGACGCGATGGAAACGCTGGGTATTGTCGGCCCGTTCGAAGGTTCTCGGCCTCGGCAAATATTGCTTACGCGGTCACAATGCGAAGCGCTTATCCCAACGCTTAAGATTGCCCGCGCAAATTCATGTTTTGCGCCTTGTGAAGCAATCAGTCCGGAAGCGGAGCTATGCAAAGTAGATGGAATGGAAGGGCACGATTTTGAGTACTGGTGTGCAGACCTTCTAAAGAAAAACGGTTTCTCCAATGTTGAAGTCACACGCGGCAGCGGAGATCAGGGCGTTGACGTCCTTGCTAAATTTGGCGATGCCAAATATGCCATTCAATGTAAGTGCTATTCTTTCGATTTAGGAAACAAGCCGGTACAGGAAGTAAATGCTGGAAAAGCATTTTACCATTGTCATATTGGGGTTGTAATGACAAATAGGTATTTTACAGCAGGCGCGAAAGAAATTGCGGAAGCAACCGGCGTTTTGCTGTGGGATAGGGACACGCTTAAGCACTTGATTAAAAAAGGGGGGCGTAATGATGATTAAAGTAAGCAAATAGCCCCGCTGCTCCCGCAACGGACAGCGGGGCTATTCTCGCCGGTGGCCTCCCGGCTTTCCGGCTGCACATTCACACTAACAAATCAGGGCTTGGCAGGGCAATACCAAATTCGGATAATTACCGTTTGCGGCAAACCAGAATTGGAATTCTCCTGCCCAAAAAAGGAGTAAAAGGGGAAAATGGTAAAAACGTTGCAGGATTTGTGCAGGGATGCAAAAGACCGGCAGAATTTAACTATACAAGATTTGTCCGACATGACGGACATTTCAGCATCAACCATAAGCAATTTTTTCTCCGCGTCATCAAAGGAGCCGAGCGTGTACAAAATGGGTTTAATTTGTGCCGCGCTTGGCGTTTCAATGGATGAATATTTCGGGATTGAAAAAGAAGTGACAACGGAAGATCAATTGACGAAAGCCAATGAACAGTTGAAGCACCAAAAGCAGCTGCATGATGCCGATGTGCAAATAGCCCATCTTGAGGGAAGCATGGAGCAGATGGCAAAAACCATTAACTACCACCGCAAGAAATCGCGGGACACAAAATTTGCTATTTATGGCCTTACGTTTTTGTGCGCCATATTTATGGCTGTTATCGTGGGCTATATCTTTTTTGACTACCGTATCCCCCACCAGGGGCTTATTCAGGGCGGAGAGGCCAGCATATTCGCATGGATCGTCTTTTTGCTGCTTGCAGTCGGTATTGGCTTTTTTGCCGCTATTTTGATGATGTATTTTCGCTATGCAAAAAAGTATACATTGTCGCCAGATAAGGGAGGAGATAAACAATGAGTGTAGTATTGCGGGCAGCATTATACCCGCGTGTGTCCACAGAAGAGCAGAAAAAGTTTGGCTTGTCTATTCACGATCAGCAGAACGACCTCGAAAAATACGCCAAAGCCCACAATATGAAGGTGGTAGGCGTTTTCCAGGATGCCGGGTTTTCCGCCAGAAAGAAGATTGAAAAGCGTCCCGCCATGCTTCAACTGCTGGAAGCCGTAAAGCATGATGAGGTAGACATTATTCTTGTCACAAAGCTTGACCGGTGGTTTCGCAACATCGGTGAATATTACAAGGTGCAGGAAATCCTTGAAGCCCACAACGTGTCGTGGAAAACGATTTATGAGGACTACGACACGTCTACAGCCGCAGGCCGGTTGAAGATTAACATTATGCTTTCCGTAGCACAGGACGAAGCTGACCGCGCCAGTGAACGCATAAAAAAAGTGCTTGATGCAAAAAAAGATCGAAATGAGGTTTGCACCGGTCATCTTCCGAAAGGCTACAAAATCGAAGGGAAATTTGCTGTTATAGACAAAGAAGCGGAGCCGGTTATACGCAGATATTTTTCTACATTTTTGGAAACCGGCTCCATAACAAAAGCGATGGACGCAGTACCGGAATTAAAACTTAAATACCAAACGGCCAGCCAAATGTTGGACAACACAGGATACATGGGAGACTGGCACGGAATAAAATTACCCCCGTATTTAACACCGCAGGAATTTCAGCGTGTGCAAGACTTACGCACCAGGGTGACGCGAAAATCCCCTTACAATCGAACGTATATTTTCTCGGGGCTGATAGTCTGCGGGGAATGCGGACGCAGAATGACAGGGCATCCGTCTCCACGGCCAAGCGGGGCGTGCTCTTACTCTTACTATTGTCAAGGGTCTGCCCAGAGGAAAGGATGCAACAACGGTAATTTTACTGTCGAATGGAAAATCGAAGATTATCTTCTGTCGACAATAGACGAGCAGATACAGATCAAATTGCAAGCCAAGCCGCGGCAGGAACCCAAAGCAAACCAAGATGTGCAATTAAAGGCTTTACAAAAAAAACTATCCAAGTTGTCAGAGTTATATATAGACGACATGATTTCAAAAGCGGACTACTCAAAAAAGTATGCAGAACTGACATCACAAATGGATGAGATTACACAAGTAAAATCACAAAGCCGCGCACCAGAAGAAATTGCTACCTTATTTTCCGCAGGATGGCAAGAAATATACAAACAACTTAACAAAGAAAATAAACAAGCATTTTGGAAACTCAAAATAAAAGAAATCCGGCTATACAAAGACCGCCGGATTGAATTTGACTTTCTGTAAGTACTTAGTTTATATAACCCTTTAGGTTACAGTAAACTAAGTACACAAGAATATCCCCCGCCAAAACAGGCGGGGGGTACTTTATCCTCGCATCTTTCGCATCACGTTATCATACATTCGCGCGTTGGTTACTTTCAGCGCATCCATCAACTCGTCCACTATGGCCCACGCCTGTTCCGGCGCGCGGGATGATACTGCTTGCATAAAGTCACTGTCACCGTCTACCACATCAGGAGCCGGTGCGCTGGAATACATAGCAACCGGTGCAGGGTTTCTCTGCCCTTCGTGCTGGTTTTGTATAATGTACAGCGCGGCCAACTTCTCGTAGTTCGGCCAGCTTGACTGTTCCGTTTCCAGTCTGGCTATCCAGGCTTTAAGTTCCTTTTCGTCGATCAAGGGGAACTACCCCCTCTCAGCCCTCCACGGCATCCATACACCGCTGAATGGCGTTGCGGATGGTATCATCATCCGCATTGTCCAGCATCTCTTGCAGCTGGCGCTTCATGTCATCCTTTGCGCCGTCGCGGCTATAATGGCCGCGCACATAATGGGTGCCA